AGACACATCCTTGGCATCTGGCCTGGGACTTAAGGCTGACATCAACGCATTAACCGGCAAATTAGGAAATCAACTTGCTGCCACTGCTGGACAGTTAGCAGGTAATCTTCCAGGAGTATCGGGTCTACTAAGTAATTTTAAATCAGAATTAAAAATCAACCTTGGCAATGTTGGCGCAGCTGACGAAGGCAAAAAAGTAAAAAATATAGTAGCCGGCGGCGACCCCCCATTCCCAAACATCCTAAGTCAGTTTGCCAGTTACAATTATATTGTTACACTTTCTTGTCTTGATGATGAAAGTTTGAATTTTCCAGATTCAACATATAGGGCTGGAAAATTTAATACTTTGATACTAGCCAGTGGATCGATCAATCCAGACAATAGAGTTAACACCGCATTTGGAAAATTTGATTTCTTCATGGACGATATTAGCATAGTTCACCAATGTGCGTTTAGCAAAGACAGTGGTAATACCAACATGATGGGATTTAAATTTAAAGTTTTAGAACCATACAGTATGGGTATATTCCCGCAGGCCATGCAAAAGGCAGCAATAGAAGCTGGGCATCCTAGCTATCTAGGAACAGCACCGTTTTTATTGACCATTGATTTTTCTGGACATACTGCTGACCAATTGGCAAAGTCCTTGCCTAGAGAACGTAGATTGTTTCCATTTACATTAATGGATATGACTGCCAGAGTAACTGCTAAAGGCACCGAATACGAAGTAACTGGCAATCCTTATAACTACACAGCATTTAATGCAGGGTTTAATACAATTCCTCATGATACTACCATCAGCGGGCAGACAGTTCAGGAAATGTTACAGACTGGGGAAAAAAGTCTACAACGAGTATTAAATGATTATCTAGTTCAACGTGCTAAAGAAAACAAAGAAGAACCAGATGAAATTATCATCATGTTTCCGGAAGATCCATCTTCTCCTTTGCCTTCCGCTAACGAAACAATAAACAAAGCCACTAGAAATCCCAAAGGCCAAGGCGGCGGAGGTGACATCTACGACAGATTAAAACTTAAAAAAGGCACTGGTAAACTAAATCAAACCTATGTTCAAGAAGAAGGTGCAGTTAACAGTGTTGGAAAATCCAGTATGGGATTTTCCTCAACTCGAGCAGGCGACAGTCCTTTTGGAAAAGACAATGCAGTTTATGATGCAGAAAAAGGAATTTATCAACGAGGTAATTTACAAATTGATGTGACGACTAGCGACTTTAGATTTTTACAAAGCACAGATGTTACTAATGTTATAAATCAAGTTATCATAATGAGCGACTATGCTAAACAAGCACTACGTGACAGCCAAGCTGATGATGCTGGAATGTTGCCTTGGTGGAGAATAGATCCGCAAGTATATCAAGGATCTAGCTATAAGAATTTAGGAAAGACAGGACGTAAGCCGCAACTTATAGTATATAGAGTTGTTGCTTATAAAGTCAATGCCAGCGTATTGATCCCGCCAAATTCTGCACCACCGGGAATTTTACAACTTAAAAAAGAAGCTCTTAAAGAATACAATTATATCTATACTGGAAAAAATACTGAAATTATTGATTTTCAAATTACCATGAACAATAATTTTAGAAAAGCAGTATCTGCTGACGGATACAAAGACTCAGCTGATGTAAAACAAGCTAAACAATCGGGACAAGAAGCTGGAGAAGACGAAAAACAAGCTAGCGAAGATACTGGGTCTAGCAAACCGCCTTCTGATGCACAGCCACGGCAAGTATCGAGGACTGTTACTAATACTTCTACTGACGGTAGGGGTGGTGGCGGAACAGAAGATATCTCAACACGCCTAGCAAGAAACTTTATGGACGCAGTTACTGAAGGCGCTGACATGTTAGAAACAACGTTAAAAGTTCACGGTGATCCTTATTTCTTAGGTGATAGTGGTATTGGAAATTACACTAGTCCTGAAACAAATTATAGAATGATCAACAGTGACGGAAGTATGAATTATCAAAATACAGAAGTTTATATCATTGTTAATTTTAGAACACCAACAGATGTAGACCCTACTAAAGGAACTTATAATAGTATCAATGGAAGCGGCGAACTGGTGCAAGCATACAGTGGACTTTATAAAATACTACAAGTTGAAAGCACCTTTAGTGGTGGTAAATTTACCCAAGTATTAAGTTTAAATAGGCAGACTAATCAAGAGTTAGTTGGAAAAGTTCCAGAAGTTGCAGTGTTTAAAAATCAAGGTGAAGGCCCACCGGTGGTGTCTTACCTTGATGATGACGACGGCAGTCAAGCCATAGCCGCAGTTGAAGCAGCCGCAGCAGAAGAATACCCTAATGGGGCACCAAGTCTATCAGATCAAGAAATTGCAGCTAACAATGCATCTCTTGGAGATTTTAACGGATAATTATGTCAGAAGAAAAAAGACAATCAGTAAACGCAGCCGACGATAGTAAACCGGGCCCGTTCTTAGCAAGGATTGTAAGCCACCTTGACCCTTACTACATGGGAACATTGGAAGTTGAATTATTACATTCTTCTGGAAATCAAAATTCCAAAGAAGGACAAATTCATCAAGTCAAATACATGAGTCCTTTTGCTGGCATTACCAGTGTTGCCTACATTGATGAAAATAATGACTATAACAGCACACAGAAAAGTTATGGCATGTGGATGGTTCCGCCGGATGTAGGGTCAACAGTTGTGGTATTTTTTATCAACGGTAAAGGATATTGGTTTGGCTGTATCATGGATCCTAACATGAATTTTATGGTTCCCGGTTATGCTGCAACTTCTTATCAAGTTGACGGTGCAGAAGAACGTGTGCCGGTAGCTGAATATAATAAAAAAGCCAACGATGTTAGTGCTAGAGATACTACACAAATTCCTAAACCAGTCAACACTTCACAGCAAACTGTGTTTGTTAATCAGGGATTATTAAAAGATGATATTAGAGGAATAACCACTAGCAGTGCTAGACGAGAAACTCCCAGTGCTGTATTTGGAATATCCACGCCTGGTCCTGTTGATAAATTGGGCCCCAAAGGTAAAGTTGGTAAGTTTGAACATGTTATTCCTGAAGCATTTATCAGTAGATTAGGCGGCAGTAGTTTTGTTATGGATGATGGGGATGATAAGTTTTTAAGAAAAACAACCCCTACCGATGGACCACCTGAATATGCTGCGGTAGAAGATGACGAAACAGATGGTCTAAAAGATATCCCGCACAATGAGTTGATAAGAATTCGAACTAGAACTGGCCATCAAATTCTTTTACATAACAGCGAAGATTTAATATACATTGGCAATGCTAGGGGCACTGCTTGGATTGAATTAACCAGTGATGGCAAAATTGATATATTTGCAGAAGACAGTATCAGTGTTAGAACTGCACAGGATTTAAATTTTTTCTGTGATAGAGATTTTAATTTAGAAGTTGGTCGAAATTTTAATACAAAAGTGCATGGTGAAATGCATACTAATGTAATCAAAGACAAAGTATTAATTGTTGACAGAGATCAAAAGATCCACATCAAACGTAGAAAAGATGAAACTATTGACGAGCAATATCGTCAAACAGTAAACGACGATGTTAAGAAATATTATGCAACAGATTATACTCATAATGTTGACGGTAGGATGGATTTTAAAGTAGCTAACGGATTTAGTTTCAGTGGCGGTAATGGAGCGTCCGGTGCTGCGTTCGGACCACTAGACGCAACAAGTCAAGATCCAGCAGATCCAGTTAGTAACGATACAGAAGCATCGGGACCGGTAGAAGATGTTAATGGACCAACTCCTGACAGAATTGATATTAAGATTTATAAAGATATGCGTATTCAGCATCTTGACGGTAAATCAGTTGATCATACAATTAGCGGATATTTAAAAACAAAAATTAATGGAGATGTTGATCTGCATACTGATGGCACATACGAACACTATACAGCAGGCAATATAGATATTAAAACAGATGGTCATATATTCCAACAGTCAACTGGTGATTTTGAAGTTAAAGCAGGCGGACATATCTATAACACTTCGGCAGCTAGCAACGAAACTAAAGCTGGTGGAAATATTTTAGAAACATCGTCTGCTCAAATCCACATGAATAGTTCAGGCAATCAAGCAACAGCCGCTGCTGGATCAAGCACTGCACAAATTGCAGAATTGCCTGAAGAAGCAAGGGTCACTGCTAAAGCATCAATACCATTAAATTCTAAAACTCATAGTTTACCTGGACCTGACGGAGAAGCATTTACAGAATCTATTATGCGTAGAGTGCCTACACATGAACCGTGGCCACATCATGAGAATTTAGATCCTCAGAAATTTAAACCTGAGCAAACGGACAAAGACATAGACGGCAGATATAGTGAAAATAGCGATTCTATTGCAGCCGCTGGTGAGTATTGGAATACCTATACAACATCTATAGATACGTTTACTAAGTTACCACCTCAAAATCAAGAAGAGGAATAAAATATGACAATTAACAATAGATTATATCAACGCACAACAGTCAAAGGGCCTGGACAAAGCCAGCAACAGCCTAATGTTAAAGTGTATAAAGGCTTCAGCACAGTTAGCGATACCACGGAAAACTTTGGACTATACGACCTTGCTTTGATTAAACAAGACATTATCAATCACTTTCATATTCGCCAAGGGGAGCGTTTAGAAAATCCAGAGTTTGGCACTATCATTTGGGACATGTTATATGAGCCTTTTACAGTAGATGTAAGAAACGCCATTGTTAAAAACGTTGAACAGATTATAAATTTTGACCCTCGTGTGCAAGCAGATCAAGTGATAGTAACACAATACGAATCAGGTCTACAAATAGAGTGTGAATTGTTGTATCTAACGTATAATATTGCAGAAAGACTGCAATTTAAATTCGACCAAGATAACGGACTAGTAAGTTAACTACCCTGATTATTTTTTCGATAAATATTAATTAATAAGGATAACAGATGTCATCGACCGATCGTCAAAATCGATTACTAGTAGCAGAAGATTGGAAAAGAATATACCAGTCATTTAAAAATGCTGATTTCCAAAGCTACGACTTTGAAAACCTGCGTAGGGTAATGATATCTTACATTAGAGAGAACTATCCTGAAGACTTCAACGACTACATAGAATCAAGTGAATACCTAGCCTTAGTAGACCTTATTGCGTTTTTAGGTCAAAGTATTGCTTTCCGTGTAGATCTTAATGCTAGAGATAACTTTTTAGAACTAGCAGAACGTCGCGAAAGTGTGTTACGTTTGGCAAGATTACTCAGTTACAATGCCAAACGTAATCAAGCAGGTAATGGATTTTTAAAATTCACCAGCGTTCAAACCACAGAAGCTATCATTGATTCTAACAATAGAAACCTTTCAGGTTCTACAGTGACTTGGAATGATGCAACCAACGCTAATTGGTATGAACAATTCATTAAAGTAATTAATGCAGCCTTGGACACAAACAGACAGTTCGGAAAGCCAGATGCAAAAGCCACAATTTTTGGCGTTCCTACAGAGCAATATAGACTCAAGAGTATTAATTCAGACGTGCCAGTTTTTGGTTTTTCTAAATCAGTCGATGGCAGAAATATGCCATTTGAAATTACTAGCACAATTATAGACACCACTAATGAAGTAATCAAAGAAGAAGCTCCAGCGCAAGGAGTTAAGCCGGCATTCATATACAAAGATGACGGCCGCGGCCCTGGCTCATCTAACAGCGGCTTTTTCATGCACTTCCGTCAAGGTCAATTAAACACTGGAACATTTACACTAGACCAACCCGGGTCTAATGAAGTTATTGACATTGATGCAGTTAATATTAACGATACAGATGTATGGTTATATAGACTTGATAAAAATAATCGAGAAGCAGAATACTGGCAACCAATTTCTAGTTTTAAAGGCAATAATACTGTTTACAATAGTTTAGAAAAAAATATTAAAAATATTTACAGTGTTATTACCAGAGTGGGAGATAGAGTTAGTTTAAATTTCTCTGACGGAGTGTTTGGCACTTTACCATTAGGAACATTTAGAGTTTACTATAGAAATAGCAACGGATATGCTTACTCTATTAACCCTAAAGACGTTCGTTCAGTTTCGATAGATATTTCTTATCTTAGTAATTCGGGTCAAGTTGAAATTTTAACAATCAACATGAGTTTGACAGCTATGGTAGTTAATGCTGCCGCATCTGAAACTAATGAAAGTATAAAAAACAACGCCCCTGCAAATTACTATACACAAAATAGAATGATAACTGGTGAGGATTATAATATTAGTCCGTTGGCAGTTAATCAACAATTACTAAAAATTAAAGCAGTAAACAGAAGTTCTAGCGGTATCAGTCGTTATTTTGATTTAATAGATCCTACAGGAAAATACAGCAAAACAAATCTATTTTCTGATGATGGTGCAGTATACAAAGAATTATACAACGACAGTTTTAGATTTTCATATGTTACTAAAACAGACATTGAATCCGTAATTTATAATCAAGTTTTTGAAATTATTAAAAATGACAATTTAAAAAATTATTTCTATTCAAATTATGAAATAGATACTTCTGTAACGATTAATGCCGCTTGGTTCCCAGTAACAGTAGATACAAATCAGACTACAGGTTACTTTGGCGACAGTGTTGATGGCACAGTTTTTAAAACAGGACAATTTACAGCAACAGACTTAACCTATATTGAAACCGGTGCATTGGTAAAATTTACAGCACCAGTTGGCAGATATTTTGACAAGTCGAACAATAACAAATTAGAGTATGGTTCAGCTACTGCTGTCAACAGTGCTACTGTATTATGGACTAAGATTGTTTCTGTAACGGGTGACGGCACCGCAAACAATACAGGTATAATGGCCACTGGATTTGGCCCAATCATTCTCAATGATATTATACCGCAAGGTGCTATAGTTTCTAAGATTATACCAAAATATAAAAGTATTATAGATTCCAGCACAATTACGACAATAATTGATCTAGTGTTTGATAATAAACCATTTGGATTACGTTACGACAAAACTACAAGAGCTTGGAAAATAATATTTGAGTCAAACCTCAATGTTGTTGATAGCTTTAATCTCGGCAAATCTGGTGATAAATCAAATCAACAGTTAGATGCCAGTTGGTTAATACTGTTTACTCCTGACGATGAATTCTATACAGTTACATCAAGATTAATACGTTATGTCTTTGAAAGTGACACACAGGTTAGATTTTATTATGACAGCAGTGATAAAATTTATGATACTAGAACAAATACAGTGGCCAAAGATGCTATAAAAGTTTTGAGTATTAATACAAAACCTGGACAAACAACACCATTTACTTTTGATAGAAGCTGGGCAGTATTAAAAGAATACAACGGATTAGATGGCTATGTTGACACTAAAAAAATTGAAATAACCTTCCCTGATTCAGACGAAGACAGTGTAGTAGACAATCCTGAAATTTTCAATGATATAGTAGATACTTCGGTATTAACTAGTGGCAAATACATTATACAACAAAAATATAACATAGGTGATCGCCAAGAAGATTATCGATATGTTTCTAATATTGATAATAAAGTTATTATATTATCGAGCGAAACAGCAGTTGGCAGTTTATCACAATATGTTGAAGGTCAGCACTTTTACTTTCAAGATACTGAAGTAGTTAAGAAGTTAGATTCAGTTGCGTCAACATTAATTCCTAGTTTAACTTATAAAGTATTTGTTGGCAGAGATAACATTAAATTTCAATATATTCACAACGCTGACTACGAGTCTCGTATAGATCCAGGAATTACAAACATCATTGATATATTTGTGTTAACTAGAGAGTATGACACATATTACAGACAATATGTCAGCGGCGTAACTGAAAATGAACCATTGCCACCTAGTAGTGATAGTTTGTATAACGACCTACACCCAACGCTGAGAAAAATCAAAGCCATCAGCGATGAGATCATTTATCATCCAGTAAAATATAAAGTATTGTTTGGAACACTGGCAACTATTGATCTGCAGGCAACATTTAAAGTTGTTAAAAACCCAGATCAAGTTATCAGTGACAATGATGTTAAGACACGAATACTTGTAGCAATAGAACAATTCTTTGCTATTGAAAATTGGGATTTTGGAAATACATTCTATTTCAGCGAACTATCCACTTATGTATTGTCACAGCTGGCTCCCTTTATTGTCAGCTTTGTTATTGTGCCAAAGGCAGATAATTTATATTTTGGTAGTTTATTTGAAATATCTTGTGAGAAAGATGAAATATTTGTCAGTGGTGCAACAGTTGACGATATTGAAATAATCACAAGTATTACAGCTAGTAAGATTAAATCCAATGGTGCAATCACCACTACAGAAAAAATTGCAAACAGAAATCAAATTTCAAGTTCTTAAAAGGTAACCGATGTCATATAACAACGATCAGAACGAATATCCAGCTCCGTTAGATCCTTCTTCTAGAAAAGTTTCTAATTTACTGCCGCGATTTTATAGAACTGATAGTAATAAAAAATTCGTTCATGCAACACTGGATCAGTTAGTCCAACCTGGCACGGTTAAAAAAGTTAATGGTTATATTGGTAGACAAGACAGTAAAGCCACCACTGCTACTGATATATTTGTATCAGCCACCACACCACAGCGTCAAACTTATCAACTAGAACCTAGCGTCATTATCAAAGATGAAACCGATACAGTAACATTTAATAAAGATTATCTTGATCATATCAATCATATTAGTGTATTGGGCGGCATCACCAACGATCATAGACGTGTTAACGCTGAGGAATTCTACAGCTGGAATCCGCAAATTGATTGGGACAAATTTGTAAATTTTCAACAATACTATTGGTTACCATACGGTCCTGAAGTAGTTAACATCTACGGTCAGCAATTGGCAATACAAAGTGAATACTCTGTAAAACTAGTTGATGAGGGTGATAATTTTGCATATTTGTTTACGCCTGACGGATTAACTAGAAATCCTATTTTAAAATTATATCGAGGACAAACATATCAGTTTAATATTAATGCGCCCGGACATCCTTTCAGTATCAAAACACAAAGGACAGCTGGATTATTAAACAAGTATCCTTACGGAGTAACAGTTGTAGGTGATATAGTAACATTTGCAGTGCCATTAGATGCTCCAAATATTTTATTCTACGTCAGCGAGAATGATGTAAATGTTGGTGGTGTTTTACAAATACAAAACATTGAAGAAAATACCAGCATTGATGTTTTGTCTGAAGTCATCGGTAAATCAAATTACACCATGGGCAATGGTTATGCTCTAAGTAATGGAATGAAATTAAAATTTGTAGGTAATGTTACCCCTGCATCTTATTCTGATGGTTATTGGTATGTAGAAGGTGTAGGCAGTAATATTAAATTAGTATCTGCTAAAGACTTAGAAATTATCAGCGGTTATAGCCAACAAAAAACTATATTGTTTGATGACACATCATTTGATGCTTTACCGTTTGATGATGCCAGCGCATACGCTGGAACTAAAGATTATATAACAGTTAACAAATCTAGTCCTGATAGAAATCCGTGGAGTAGATATAATCGTTGGTTCCACAAAGATATTATCAATACTACTGCAACTATTAACGGATCAATACCTGATTTAGATCAAGACGCTCGAGCTAAACGTCCTATTATTGAATTCAATGCCGGGTTGAAGCTGTATAATTTTGGAACTCAAAATAAACAGAATGTAGATTTAATTGACACATTTACTACCGATGTATTCAGCACTATTGAAGGCAGTATTGGTTATAATGTAGATGGGGTGGACCTTGCAGACGGCCATAGATTACTAGTGGCCGCGGACACAGATGTTCGAGTAGTTGGTAGAATTTTTCAAGTAAAATTCATTGAAGTGCAGTCTGGACTTACCCGTCAAAAACAAATAACATTAATTGAAACCGCTGATTCAGAGCCCTTAGTTGATGAAACAGTGCTGGTCAAATTGGGATCTAATCAAGGTAAAATGTATTGGTATAGTGGCAGTCAGTGGTTGCTAGGACAAGAAAAAACAACAACAAATCAAGACATCTACTTTGATATTTTTGATGATAATGAAATCAGTATTTCTGATAGTAACTATTACGAAGGAACTAACTTTAAAGGAACTAAAGTTTTTTCCTATGCACGTGGAACCGGCACAGTTGATAGTGAATTAGGATTTTCATTAACATACAGAAACATTAATAATATAGGTGATATTGTTTTTAACTTTGATTACAATCAAGATGCATTTTCATATAAAATTGCCGCCCAGCTAATCACATTAAGCATATCAAAGTCATATTTAAAATTATTCAACGGCGCCGCATCTTACAGTAATGGTTGGACTACCAACTACTACAGCGATTATCAACGAGTAGTTAGAATTTACAAAGGGTCAGACCAGACCAATAACTTTGCATTAGATGTTTACGACAATGTATTAGATCTTGATGATTTAAAATTAAATGTATATGTCAATGGTTTAAGAATATCTAAAAATCTTTACACTATCAATGATGCCGCAAGATATAAAACAATAGTATTAACATCTAGTATTAAATCTACTGATATACTTTCAATTAAGTCCTTAGCTAGACAACCTAAAAATAATAATGGATATTATGAACTGCCTATAAGTTTACAAAACAATCCATTAAATGACAGCATCAGTATTTTTACATTAGGACAAGTAAGTGACCATGTAGATACTATGGTCAATAACATTGATGACTTTGTTGGAACATTCCCTGGCGATAATAATTTAAGAGATATTGGATATCTTTCACAATACGGCACACGATTTATACAGCACAGTGGGTCACTAGCAAATTCTTTATATCACTTAGGTAGTAAAACATCTAATGCACTACGGGCTATAGAGAATGCCAGAGATGACTACGGCAAATTCAAAAGAATGTTCCTGGCAGCAGCTGACACCTTAGGTATTGATACAGACCCAAAACAATTTGTTGACCTAGTGTTGTCTAAACTAAATGAAGCAAAACCCAACACTGACAAATACTATCTAAGTGACATGGTGCCGTATAGAGCAGGCCAGACATATAATTTTGAAGTTCTTGATAGCGATATTACCACATATCCGTTGTCTTTTACTTTTAATCTTTCTGAGCTATCAAATGCCGCAATTTTAATTTATTTGAACAGCTCTCAGTTAGTATACGGTGTTGATTATGAATTTAATAGCGAAGGATTTGTTAATATCTTAACTCCTTTAGCTGAAGGCGATTCTATAGACATTGTAGAGTATACTACCACAGACGGTTCTTTTATACCAGCCACTCCTACTAAATTAGGATTATGGCCAAAGTTTGTTCCTGAAATATA